GTGCTCATTGTTTACCCTCCCGTGCGGCAAGCATGGCGTCGGCAAATCGGTAGCACGCCGCTGCGACCTCTTCGGGTTGGTGGTATTTCTTAAACGGGTCAGAAGGCGAAAAAGCCAACTGCCCCGCCAACGCCTGCCCGGCGAAGTAGTCGCGCAGGGTCATGCCTTGTGCTGGCACCGTTGTTTCCTTGCCGTTTCTGTGACCGTAGCTTTCGCATGGAAACGCCGGTCCTCCGTCGTTGATAGTTTTCATAGTTGTTTGTTTTTTTCTAGGTCTGCTGAGATTTCTTTGCTGAGAGCCGCAAGTTTTTGCAGTTGCTCGTGGAGCACATCGACTCCCATTTCCTTTTTGTAAAGACCCACAAACTCGCAGGCTCCTAAGAGTCTGCCTAGAGAGTGGGCCATTAAGTAGTCGTTTTTGTTCATGTTTATTTAAATGACCGCGTATTTTCGCACGCCCACGGTCGGGCTCGGAGGGTTCTGGTTTAAGTCGATACCGGCGACAAATTAGAATGGGCCTTGGTCAATATCTACACTGTCTTCAGTTGCTTCTGGTGTCGCCAAGTTGCCAGCTTGGAGCTTCTGGGCCACGCGGATAAGCATGGAGGCAGTTTGCCAAACTGAGTTCTCGTCGATATGGACACCGCTCGGAATGAGGATGTCCACCGCCTTGTTAATGGCCATGCCTACCGTTACACCCTCAATGCGCGGGCTTTGGGTGTATGGTGTTGGGGTGCCCGTAACGGTTGTAGCTGGAGCCGATTGCGTTGCCTCGCCTACTGGACTTATGATGGACTTATCGCCCAAAACCACTTGACCCTTGCCCTGATAGTCGTCGCCGCGTTTGATGCCCATGCCGCCGAATTTAACGAGCTTACCCTCAAGCGGAGAAAGATCGCGGCTAAACGAGGTGGCGGAGACTTCTACGCCATCACCTGACAGGTTGGCTTTGTAGAAAGTCTTGCCGGTTTTCGTGCTTACGGCCTTACAGCCGGAAACATTTGCTTGGAAGGTGCCGGAAAAGAAAGTTCCCGGTGCCGTGTTCGCTAGTTCTTGGAGTGTCTTATTCATTGTTTTTTAGGTTCTTGAGTTCTTCGCAGATTCTACGAAAAGAGTTCTTGGCTTGTTGGCTGGTGATACCCAGCTCAGCGTAAATGGCTTCCCAAGGGCAACCTTGGAGGCCGCGCCTGTATTCATACATCTCGTCACCGTCAACGATGTGGCCTACCTCTGGGTGGTCAACGAGCATGAAGTCGCCGTCAATGTGGCAGTAGTCGGTAGGGAGAACAGTCTCCCCGATTCCTAGCAGTCTTGTATTGTCTATGTTTATGTTCATCTGTTTATTTGTCGTGGAATATCCACGTTGTTTCTCTATCGACCCGAAGAACGGAGAAAGGACGATTGATGGATTCGTGTCGAACTATTTCTGGCTTTTTTTCTTCAACTTTTGCAACTGGCTTCTCGGTAGCCTTTTCTATGCTAATTTCGTTGCCGAAAAGATCGTATTGTTTCATGCTTGCTCTTCGTAAAACCAAGTGTGCGGCGCGAAGTATTTGATGCGGGAATAGGCCAGTGGTCCATCCCTGAGCTTCAACTGTAGTAGCTCATAGTCGTAGGTAGATTGCCCTAGCTCCTGCACGTTTCCAGTGTGGGACTTGCTAGGCCGGTGGAGGGCAATGACTCTGTGCGCGTCTTCCTCAATAGACCCAGCATCACGGAAGTCGCTACGAGTTGGCGCACGATCTTCTCTTTCGTTGCTACGGTTGAGCTGTGCCGCCACCATGAGGACGCAGCCAAGGGTTTTGCGTAGCGGTATCATAGCCTTAGATAACTGCCCCATCCGTTCGTAGGCTGAGCCATCGGTGCCTCTGATTAGCCCGAGGTAGTCAATGATGACTAGCTGAGGCTTCCAAGAGGCCGCGAGTAGGCGGCAACGGCTCTCAATTTGGCCAACAGTCATATCCTTGTCGAACACTCGGAGGTGTTGCTCGCCTAGTCGCTTTAGGGCTTTGAAGTATTCCTGCTGCCGGTCGCTCATCTCTTGATTGATTTGGCGCAGGTTAATCTTGGCCCGTTGTCCCGCGATTTGTTTCACCACCGCCCCAGCTGAGGTTTCAAGGGTGAAGTAGGCCACTCGAAGCCCCCGGTTGAGGTTGTGCGAAGCGATTTGAGACATAAACGAGGACTTGCCTATCGAAGTCCGCGCTCCGACAACCACATATTCATGTGCTTCCATCGGGCTGGAGAGCTTGTCGAATGACGGCAGGCCGGTAGTTACGAGGTCGCGGTTGTCCCTAGTGCCCGCAATTTCCTGTTCTGCCCACAATTTAACCTCCGTAATGAGTTGGGTAAGGCTCGGGGCCTCCGATTCTGTGGGTTTTAAGTGGGTTTGTAGCCCTTCCACGAGTGTTGACACCTCCTCAGCCTTCCCGCCCCGTAAAACGCAAGCAATCGTGTCCTGAAGGGCAGGCTTGAGGGTGGCCAACTGGCCCTCCCATATCAGGCTCTTCAATGCCTTCTTGCCAGTGACTGAAGATTGGCAGGCTTTCTCAGCCGCAAACAGCTCATCGGCTGGACACTTATCGCCCAAAGCTAGGTAAACACTGTTACAATCGGTGAGCTGGGCCTTAGAGCGAAGCCCCACAAGGGTCTGCCAGAGGGTGCGGTGAGCGTTGCCGAACGCCGCGTTGCTCAATCCTTGTGCTATGCCGTCGTCTATGAGTTCAGGGCAGGCTAGGCAAGCCCCTATGAATATGCTTTCTTTGTTCATTTGTCATCCTCCCACTTGCCAATCGTTTTCAAGAAAGCCTCGGCACGTTCGGCGGCGGTGGCGCAAAATCCCCTAACTAAATCGGGTTGTTTATCTTCACCGTTAAGAATCCACGAATCCGCTAAACGAAAGGCATATTCCATGGATTTATTTTTGGTCAGCACCTTCTCCGCTTGGTGCATAGCGTTGAGGTCATGGAGGTAGTCGGGGGTGAACTCCGCGACGAGTTGCCCCAATTCGTCCGAGTCTTCGCTACATTTGAAGCCACACGCTTCAGCGATGGCTTTTCTTTGTTTTTCTTTGTTCATTTCTTTATTTTGTAGCTGATGTTTTCTAACGTGGGTGAGTAGTTGTCTTTGTTCGCCTTAACTAGCCGATCAATTGAGGGCAGGCTAAGGCTGTGTATCTTACACAAATCTTTACGGCTAAGCCCCTTTCGCCAGTCTTGCACAACGGCTAAAGCTTTCTGGGCATCAATCCTAGGCCGTGAGGCAAATTCCCGGCTCTTACCCTGTGCAATGGGGTTGTCCGCAAATCGTTTGTAGTATTTTCCCATCAAAAACCTAACCGAAGCCATCGTTTCTGATATATTCATAGGGGTTTAACTCCGTTCTTTCGGCAATGGACCTGAATTGCGGCCCTACTTACGCCCAGCTCCTTACCGATTTGCTTAATGGGCATACCACTTTTTCGCATTTCGAGAATAGCGAAAATCGTTTTGGCTGAGAGTTTGTTTGTTTTCCGGTCTTCTTCGATTGGTCCCCCACCTTCGCGCATAAGGCGCGGAGCATGGCGAAAAATCAGGTCGAGGCAAATACTGGCTGTGCTCATTTGTTTTCTCCAAAGTTTGCTGGGCCGCAAATAACCGCTCTCTTGAAATCTTCTGCCCGAAAAAGAATCGCTCCGTCCCAAGCAAGGATAAGAGCAGAATGCTTCTTAATGTCGTCGTGAATTTGGTTCACAATGGCGACATATTCCTCCTTCTTTTCCGTGAACTCAGTCATAGAGCTAACGGTTTTACTGGCAGAAATCCACGTGTCATCTTTGAAATAAATCGTGAGCTTTATTTCTGAGCTTTTGGGCTCTGTTTTTTTCTTTGAGAATAGGTTCATTTTGTTTTGTTTTGGTAGAGATAGTGTCTTGCTAGGTGAAGCGGAGCCCCATGGTCTCGGCAGAGCTCTCGTAAGGTTTTTTGTGCTTTGAAAAGGTCCGCAACTTTCATTGCGGCCCAGCCTCTTTTGGTAGGCAATCTTATTCTGGTCTTAACGACTGTTTCTTTAGGCATTATCACTGAATGTTCAGGGTTAATGCTTGTTTCTGTAGGTGTTGTATTCATGTTTAAATGAGGCGAAAAACCCCCTTTAGGGGTTTCCCGCATTTTTGTTTCTTGTTTTGACGCCGCTACGCAATTCGCGGCTAGGTAAGCTCCCCGGCGATAGACAAAAGAGGGTTCCATGGGCCAAAGGGCTTAGAGGCTTTTTCCCGCTCGCTGATTCCCTTAAAAGTATCAAGGTTTCGGAATTCCGTGCTCCCCGTGTGATGAGCAAAAATTTGGGCTCCATGCCAGCAGTCTCGATCCCTAAAGTTGACTGATGGGCTTAATGGAAATTCCTAGCGAACTGAGTGTGTCCCCGCTTAAGGGGTCCGGTGGTATGTGCCTTATACGCCCCCGGAACGGTGCGTTCTGCTTTCTGGGCAACAAAAAAGCCCCAAGGTGGAATCAGCACCAAGGGGCATTCTTAGACCAATCCGGCTCATTAAAACCGGAAAACGTAAAGTGTCCTTAAGCTCTGATTCAGCTACCTGTCGAGTGGATTATACCATAGGCTTAGTGTCAACTGGTTTGTCTTTTGTCTTTTGGTAGATTTCCGCCTCTACCATGCAGGATTCCAGCTCCCGCTCCACCCATGCCCTGAAGGCCGGTGCGTCGCTTATGGTGAGGCCGGGAGCATCTCTCCAACAGAGGGTGCGGAGCGTGCCCTGAAGCATCCCCGCGTAGTAGCTTGTGCAAATGTTACGTTCGCCAATTACGGCGCGGAATTCATTATTTTCGTTCATTTTTTGTTATTTTTGACTGAGTTTCTGCAATTTTTGATTATTTATCCCAGTGGTCGTCATCCTCGGCTCGCCAAACAAGCCAAAACATTACAAATAAAATGATGATAATCAGGGCCAAGTTAAGGACTATGAATTTGATAGCTGTCATTATGATGTCATTTATTGAGTGTTATCTGACTTAAGAGGCATAGCTTTACCAGTTACCGGAAGCCGGAAAACGAAAGCCCCCTCACCCCTCATGGCATGGTCGAAGAGTGCGTCAATCGACTCGCCGATGGGCGTTCCGTAGGCCGTGCGCCACGCTCTGAGACTGGCTAGGGTGCGAGGCTGCACAAGCCCCACAATTCGCACCTTGGGCAAGCGATAGGGTCTAGGCGTCATCGCAGAAGCCTCACCGCGAGGCATAAAACTAATGCGCCGATGGAAAGCAGGCAAAGCGCAGCGTTGAGAAGAAGGCGTGTCATGCGGCCCCCTTCGCGCAAAACTCTTTCAATAGGCCAACGTGAATTTCCCGGCTTGCTTCAATGCGAAAGCGGTAAACCCAACGGGCGTCCGAATATTCCTCCCGCGTTGCAACGCTCTTTTGGGTTAGGAATTGCCGCATGTTTTCAATGGCTTTACGCACAAACGGGGTTTCCCAAAAGCAAAAGATTCCTATTCCATATTCTGTCTCATAAAAACCCCACTGATTAAGCGCGGTTTCAATTTCGGGGCAAGCGAAGCGTTCCTGAACCTGCTCCAAAAGAGTTTCCTTAGAAAACATATGCGAAGCGTGATGGCCAAAAGCCCGCTCCCGCTTTTCAGGGGACATTTGCTCCCATGATCGAGCCCCGCAAATGGTTTCCCGGTAGCTTGCGGGGTTAGGTTCACGATATTTAGACGAGAAAGCCGTGATGAACGAACGAAGCATTTTTTCGTCCGCTTTAGGCGTTTTCCAGTCAAAACCGTAAGTGTTCCCCGTGATGGGAAGGGTTAGGCCAACGAAGTAGAGGGTTTCATGTGAGAGCGTTTCCCCTGCGGGTTCGCTCTCCCTCCAATTCGTTCGCTTTTCAATAGTGAAGTTGCGGCCCGTTATGGCACGGATAAGTTGGGTAAAGTTTTCAGTGTTCATTTTTTATAGGTGTTTTTTGATTTTGGACCAATAGGCGTTCAGATTGGCTAATTTCTTCCCCGTTGCTTTCATGGCGTTCGGTCCGCCGTTCCAAATTCGGGCTTTTACCTCGTCAGAGCGTCCCTTGGCATAGTGTTCCGTGTAAAGCCGAAACATTTGCCGTGATTTTTCGGCATCGAATCGGTCGTTTAACGTGTAACGAGTCCCCGCTATTCGGTTAACGTCTCGCACGGTGATGGCCCAAATCTGAGCAATGCCCGCCGCACGATAGACCCCATCCGCGCCCCTATCGCCTACGGCAAGCGGGTTTCCGTTGCTTTCGACACGGCAAACGGCTTCCCATAGCCCCGCCCTTACGGGCAAGGCAGAGCAGGCAAGACAGAGCATAAGCAGAGTGCGTTTCATGCCTTGCCCTCCGCTTTATATTGCGCCCGTTCAAGGACTTTACGCCCGCAAAAACTCCAGTCCATGCAATTTTCGACCGCCGCCCGTAAGTTGCGACGACGCGGCAGTGTGTTATATCCCGATGTCAGTTCAATTTCCACCATCTGCATGGCCATCTGCAAATCATTAATGGTGTCTAGCAATTCCTCCCGTGTTGGTGTGCTCATTTCACGCCCTCCGCTTTGGAGATGGCTGCGCATGCTTTGATTAAAGTCTCAATCTCTTTTGCGTCTTCCGTATGCTCGCAATAATGTCCAAACTGTTCGACCATTTCTTTTAATGCCGCAAGTAATTCGTCGCAAGGGTCTTCCCATTTGCGGATCGTTTTAAGTAACTTTGTCTCTGTTTTTGTTTTTTTCATAGGTTTTCACCCCAAAGGCCCGCCCCTAGCAAAAGGGAGCGGGCTTTTAACGGGTTTTAAGTAGGTTCAAAAATCCTGAATGATTAGCCCGCCATCGAATTGGATTACAGAAGTGTTTTCGTTAAGATATTCCAAAGCGTCCGCCTCGTTTTCCTCGTCGCTCTTTTCCTCGTCTTTTTGCCAATCATAAGCAAGCGCGGCCAACGTAGCGTTGGAGAATTCGCTGAATTCGCACCTAATCGCGCAAACGTCCAGCTCTGTTTCCTCGCCCAAGTCCTGTTCAAGTTGTTCAATGTGTTCGGCCAGAGCATAAGCCCCGGCCCGCGACCACGCCGCGTTTTTATCCGCCATTAGTTCGCCCGCTACGTCGTATGTGCTGAGTGTTCGTTTCATTTGTGTGTGTGTTTCCTATCAATTGAGAAGGCAATTGCGCCCCCTTTCAACGCCTTAACCCCGCCTCTCACGAATGAGGAGGCAGGGCAAGGGGTTTGGGTTGGCTTACTTTGTCATTTGTAAAACGTCGCCAAGGTTTGCCCATCTTCGTTTTCAATTGTCGCGCGCATTAGGGTGAAGTCACCCATGCTAATAGGAGTCCATTC